ATGGATATTTTCGACCTTGTTGAAGGCCCTGAGACGGCCCGCATGGTCCACTTCGTTATGGAGATAGTGAAAGACACCGAGGACATCTCCAACTTAACTCTTGAGGATTTCCCGCTGCCTATCATTCTTCCCATGCTCAAACCTGATTTCGAGTACATCTGGAAGTTCACGCATGCCGTTATGATCTCACATACCGAAGCTCTTTTCCCGACGCTGATGGAATTTGAGCTCGACAACCGCGACATGGAAAAAGTCGGCCAAGCCATTTTTCAGGAATCCTTCGAGGTCATCAAAAAACACGTTTTCACAGACTCTTCTCCATACCAAAAATACATGGGTCAGGCTCTTGCTGAATGGTCTAAAGCCCATCAAACCAAAATTAAAGCGCGGCTAGAAAAGCAAAAAGATGAAAAGGAAGGCAATCCTTCAACTGGTTTACTTCTCATCTTTGAAAAAAGACGACGTGACGACTAAAGGAATGGGTTCTTGTTCCTTTCCCGTGTCCCTGGTACACAAAAGGCGATTTCCCCGGTCTTAAGAATGTCGGAAAGGGTTCTTTTCAGCTCAGGATGCCGCAGACTTGCTGCGGGGGCCCATGAGTGTCAGTTGTTGAACAGCAAAAGATGCAAACGCGTGGGGAGGTGGAAGAGTGTGGAAATCCTGATTACTTCTGGCATTCCAGCGGTTGTATCAATTATAGGTTTTGTCTTAACCTATTTCCTGAACAAACGCAACTTCCAGGAAGAGGTTACAAAGCAACGACTAAACGTCCAGCTGGAAAAAACATCCCGACTGCCTTATCACATTCAAGAATTGCTTGTGCAACTGGTTGAGGCTGGGAACTCTCAGAAACATATAGTAAAACACACAGACTCCATGAGGGACCTGCTAGCGACAGTGTTCGCCTATGGCTCGCGAGATGCTATACTTTTAGCAACGAACATGCAAGAGCAGATCTATGCGATGCAGCGCAATCCGGATTCTGTATCCCCGTATTCACTAATTGCTTACTACATTTTGCTGCTGTGTCAGGTGAAATATGACCTGACGGGTGTTGAGATCAACCCAGAGTTCTGGTATAGAATGCGGCTTACGGACTATTCTGCACTAAAGGATGAGCTGGACAGGATCACCAATGAAATCGTTGAGAGACTCAATTTGCAGCCGTTTCTGAGGATTGGACAACTAGAAAAAGGTGTCTGGCTCACCTCTCTAGTGGCAAGATCTCGGTGATAGATGCGCTGAACGACGGAGTTTAGTGGGTCAATCTCTTTGACGCCGGGGAATCCCGCTTGGCCAATGTCTTTTGATGATCCTTGCTCGTTGTACACTCAAAGCCTACGACAGTCTGAAGGCCGGTTCACCCGGCCTTATCCTTTTCTCTCTGGCGCTCCATTCACGCCAGCGTAAAACTTGAATCTGGAATCCCAACTGACGTTAATTGCGATTCCTGGTTCTCCCCACTCTTTCGGATAATGGACGCCTGTTAAATGGTAATGAGTTGGAATTGGCATCCTTTTTCCGAATAGCTGCGTTGCGTCCTCATCGGTAAGGTGATTCACTATATATTCCGCTACAGACCAGCAGGCTAAAAGCCGCCTGTGGTCCTCTGAATAGGCTCGATTTAGGATTTCTTGCCTCTCTTCTTCCCAGCAGGTAAACTGCCCAGGACAAAGGCAGACAGATTCCCAAGAATTGCCCCACCATCCCGGCCTGAGCACCCTCTCGCGGATAACAGCCCCCACCGCCAGGCGGTCAAGCACGCCAAAGTCTCTTGCTTCACCGTAGATAGTCTTTGCCACGATTTCAACCAAGCCTTCTACCCCCCCTTCTATCAGCTTCCCGGTGCTGTTGCCCCAGCTATTGCATAGCCGAACTGCCGGATATAGAGCTCTCCAGTTGTAACGCCCTTCCCTATGCCGATCCTTGCTCCCGTCATATGGTTACCCGTAAGCTCTGAAGCCGTCAAAGTCCAAGAACCAGGTTCAGGGTCGGTGCTCTCCCATATCTTTGCGAAGAAGTCCTGCCCTTCTGCGCGAAAACGCACCTTATACCACGTATTCGCAGCGATAAGAGCCGCTTGCGACGCTAGAGTAGCGTAAGCCGTGAAGTTTCTCCTTTTGAGGGCAAAGGTCGTACCGTCAGCGGCCACGAAGATGCCGCCGAGACGCTCGTCATTCCAGCCCGAAACGCGCATCCAGAGCCCAAATGGGTTCGTATTGCCCGCACTCGTAGCCGTAATTTTGAATTCGCAGAAAAGCTCTATATTCCTCGCAGCAGGCGCATTGACGGGGCCCCATATCCTCCAGAGCGTGTCTGATGTCATGTCGAAAAAGAGCGCAGGTGCACCATCCTCGATCACCGTATACGCCTGCACGAAGTAGTCCTGGTGATGCCATCCGAACCAGTCGTAAGGCGTCTCACCGAGCGGATAGTCGGAGAAGTCGGTGTAATACGTCGGCACGACCTGTATCCCCGTCCCCGGCCTGTTCCCTGCCGAAGTAATCGTCCTTATCCCTTCGTCAAAGAACAGTATTTGATCCGCAGCATCTAAAAGGTCATTGTTCGTGACGAAGTTATCCTCACAAAACGGCTGGATATGGATGCCGTAGGCCGGATAAGTGGGCCCAGGCCCTTTTCTAAGCGTATTGTTCTGGATGTTGTTCCTGTGACTTGCCAAGAGGCCGATCTGATCCCATTCAGTTAAAGGCGGGTCCTCGGTGCCGTTCGCGATAAGCGTATTGCCATTGATGATGTTATCATCTGCAGCCTGAAGCGAAATTCCCCCCCTCAAACAGCCGGACACCGTATTGCCGATCACAGAGCAAGACGATGCGAGAGCCAACAAAATTCCCTGCCACTCCGAGTTAGAAACGGTATTCCCCGTGACGGTGCAGTCTCTGCAGTCAGAGATAAGCACGATGCCGTTTAAGTTATCATCAGAGGTATTACCTGTAACAGCTGCGGAAATTACCCCAATAAACTCTATTCCCCCAGGCGTACCACCAACCAGAGGATCAGGGCGGTTGCTCTTTGCCTCACAGTTGGAAACGATGAGATTACTCCCCTCAAAAAACGACAAGCCGCCGTTATTGCACTCAAGAGCCCGGTTGTTCAAGACCTTTGCACCGCTGCACTGCATAAGGTCAAGCCCTATTCCAGTACAGTAGCGGAAAGTGCATCCCGACACCTCAAGATTCGTAACGTTAATAAACTGAAGCCCATTCTGCCACTCAAACGGGTCCTGGTTCGCCTTGTTGCCGTCGATCACCATATCCCGCACGATAATGTTCGTATCTCCCCCGACATGATCCTCATTCGTAATGATGCCGTCCGTCAGATCATCGCCGAAGTTGTCTTTGAGCTTAATTACCGTGAGGTTCCCCTGGCCGATAAGCGTCCTGAAGGATGGAATCACGATGGAATCAGATACCTCAAAGTCGCCCTCTAGAAGCACCACTGTTCCGTTCTGCCCGACAGCCTGCAGGGCCCTGTTGATGTCCCTCTGGTCGTCGTAGCCCTGGCACTGTATATCTGCCCTTCTCTTCCCCTCGTCAGGGGTATTGTAGGCGGCAATAGTGAGGACCGTGTTTGGGCGCACCGGCCAGACAGCATCCGGCGGATCGGAATCCGAGCCCTTCCTCGCCTGCATCTGAAGCCACCTTTGGTGCGCTCCCACGACGCGGCCAGCTGCCACCACTTCCGTCTGGAAGGAGCCGCCGTCGAAGTCCAGGGTATGGCGCACGCTCTCCACGCCGTAGAACTCGGTGATGGAGGAAATCCTCGGATCGTCAACCGTGATGCCGTCGAAGAGGTCAATCCGCGGGATGAAGGGCAGAGTGAGCGAATTCGTCGCCCTCTGCTCTGATAGGTCAGCCAGAGCGAAGTTGGCAAGCTGCAGGGCCTGAGCAGCATCCTTAATCAGCTGGGTATCCGTCTCGTCTATCTGCATCGGCTTTAAGCCGTATTCAGAGATAGATGCGGCATCCTGCACCATCACCTGCTGCCTTTTACCCGCAAGGTCGCGGTAGACCACCACGATGCGGTTCCTGATGTCCCTATCTGTTATGTCTAGGTCCTGCACGTAGATGTCATCTTCCCAGTCGAAGTGCCAGTCCGCGTTCACGGCCGTTTTATCTCTCGGAGGCTCCATCAGAGTAAGCCTAAACTCCTTATCCGGCGCATAGTAGCGGTAGCCCACGAACCAGCCGAACTCTTTCGCGATGTCCTGCAGTGCATCCCACACCGAGACGAATTCAAGCGTAAAGGGAGGGCATGCAAAAGGCGGTATATCCGGCACGTAGAGGTTTATCACCCCCGGCCCAAACTCGTCATCGAGTATCTGCTGCATCACGATGTCAGCACGCACACCGCCGTCGTCTATCGGCGCACCGTAGGTCCTGGGTGTTGTAATGATCCTCTCCTGGAGCCTCTTAGCAAGGTCCCTGCACTCAATCTCAACGATGTCCCCCTCTGTCCTGATCGAATCTCCCAGGTAGCCGTGGAAGATGAGCTCCCAGTCGTCAGGGTCAGGAGGCGTGCCGTAGGGCATGGCCGCCGTCCATATCTTGATTTCCCTGTTCGGCTTTAAGAGAGGGTCGAAGGTCATGCCGTCGTAATTCCAGGGACTCGTGGCATCAAGCGGTGAAAAGCGGTTATTTTCATCCTGCAGGATGGTTACGACCGCCTGCCGGACAACGCCGTCGCCGCCGCTTGAGCCCGTGCCGACCGCCGAGACGTTGCCTAAGTTGACCTCAACCCTAGACGTAAACGCGGCCAGATCGATCTCATTTGCGCCCCGAAGGAATAGCACTCTGGTATAAAGCTGCCTGTTTGCGACCATTCATCTCCCTCCTACTTCTCAATGACCAGAAGCTCAAGGCTTCTCCTATCAGGTGCCTCAAGGGCCCTTGTAACGCGGGTAACCCGCATGAAGGCTTCAATCGTAACTCCAGCGCCGAACTCGTCCAGATGGAAATCCCCTGCCTCGAACTTGTTTGCCTCCAGGTGATTGATTAAAGCATCCGCATCAGCCTTCTCCATCGGTCTTGTGGTCAACGTCCACTGCCTCTTCATTGCGATCACGTCCTGGCGCATCTTTCCCCCAGCTGTGCGCCTTCTATCGCCTATAACCTGCCTTTCAAGCTCGATGGCGTAGATGAGCGGTATGTCGATGCCGTCAAACTGAGCAGCTGCCATCTTTACTCCCCCCTAAAAGACAAAAAAACGCCCGGACAGAACCGTCCAGGCGTCAAATGTTATTCTTCCTCTGCTGTGATTGTCAGGCTGTACCTAGTGGGCAGGCTCAAATCCCTTGATTCCGAGATCGTTATAAACGCCTTTACTGTGTCCATGCCGAACTCTTCAAGCCAGAAGTCCACAGGACCGTAAAAAACGCTCTCAAGGTAGCCTATGAGAGCATCCCTATCTGCTTTGAGCATCGGCCTTGTCTGAAGTACCCAAGTTCGTTTAACTGCATCAACGTGTAAAAGCATCTCACCCGTCGCGGTTCTGCCTTCGTTAGACACGAGGTCATATTCCATCTCCTGCGAGTACACAAGAGGGACATCAATAAGGCCTATCCTCGCCGAGCTCATAAGAACTTCACCACCGTGCCGTATTCAGCAAGCCCGGCAGAGCGCATCGCCCTGCTTATGGCTTCTTCTATCACACGCTGGAGGTCGTTCACGCCGAAGATCGGCCCGTTGACGTTGACCTCAACAGAAATTCCCCTTCCGCCGATTGCTGTGCTGTCAAGCGGTATCACAGCTTCAGGCCCTGCTTCGCCAAGAAGCCCCAAAATCGGCCTTTTCACGATACCACCCACCTGCAGGGGCACGATAGATGCAGCAGAGATCACTTCACCCGTCGCCTGGGCCCTGCGGAGAGCAATGCGGAACACGCTCGGCACATTCGACAACGCCTTCGTTGATTCCTCAATCGCCTTCGTGTTCTCTGCCCTCGCCCTTGCCTCTTCCCATGTCAGGTTCATGAGCTGCTCGGTCGCAGAATTCAAGCTGTCGATGTTGATCTTATACTTCCGAAGATCAACGAAGGGTAAGAGCGAAACGAGGTCCAGGATTGCGTTCCAAGCCGATGCCACGACCTTTGCGACCTGCAGGAACACAATACCCAGCCCCTTCACAATTGGGAAGAGGAGCTGGAACACAGGCACAAGGAGGCTCCCTACTATCTCACCCAGCGCGGTAAGGACAGGCAAAAGCGCATCGGAGATAACCTGCACGATAGGTAGAAGCGGCGCAAGGAGCTGCCCTAAAGCGTTTACCACGGCCTCAAGGAGAGGGTTCACAAGCTCCAAGAGGCGGGCAAAAGTCTCGCTCTGCAGCACAAGGTCAAGCCCTACAAAGGAGAGAGCCTCAAGGGGTGTCATAGCATCCCTTATCACGAGGCCCAGCTCGTCCATCACAGGCTTCACAGATGCCTGGAAGAGCTCTATTGACCGCTTGAGTATAGGCAGGTTCTCCCTCACCGCCGCCCATCCGTGGGAGAGCATCTCGGAAAAGAGGTTGAGATTCCTTGTCACCTTCGTAACTACATTCGTTACCGTTTCCACGCTGTCAGCGACCTCTTCAGCCGCCTGTTCCACTTCATCTTCAAAGAAGCCCAAGGTGCCGAAGAAACGCTTAAGCTCGCCCTGCCAGCCTCTAAGGGTTCCCGTAAGCCGTTCAGCCTCTTCTTCACCGAGCACAGTTGTTGCGAGCTTCCCGATCACAGAGATAAGCCCATCAAAGACCGTGAAGAGCCCTCCGATCAGCATCTGCGGCAGGTTGCTAATGACATTCCCCATCGCATTCACGATGCCGCCCTGCTCGGCTACAGCCTGAGAGAGCTGCGGGAAGAGGTTCCCAAGGAACCCGCCGCCGTCTCCACCGCCGAAGAGGTTCCCGAGGATTCCGCCTTCCTGGAATCCAGGAACTCCGAGCTCCCTAAACCACTCGGCCACAGCTGCAAGCCCTCTTCTCCAGACATCAGAGGGGATGATCGCTTCCCCCGGCGCAAGGAGGGCAGGAATCTTATCCGGCCCTCCAATCCCTGGGAGGATTCCGCCCCTCTGTAATCCCAAAAAGCCCATGAACTTCTGCCAGCCAGATTTGACTATATCAAGCCCTTTCTGCCCGAACTCGATAGTTGTCTCGACCGTGCCGCCGATCCAGTCTGCACCCTTTTCAATCCACTCCCACAGCTTCCCGAGTGCCTTAAAAGTCCAGGTCCAGGTTGTCTCTGCGGTGCCGTCGATCCACTTCCACGCCGAGACTAGAAAGTCCCAGGCTTTGCCGAGCGCATCGAAGGCCCAGTTCCAGGTTGTGGTTGCCGTGTCATCAAGCCACGGCCACGCGACCTCTTTCAGCCACCTGAAGAAATCCCCGATGATGTCGAAAGTCCAATTCCAGAGAGTACCCGCGGTATCGTAGAGCCAGGGCCATGCGACATCTTTGAGCCACTCCCAGAAGGTCCCCAGAATGCGGATACTCCAATTCCACGCGGTGCTCCCCGCTTTGTAGAGCCACGGCCATGCTGTGTCTTTGAGCCATGCGAAGAAGTCGCCCAAGATGTCTATCGTCCATTCCCAGGCCGTGCTTCCGGCCTTATACAGCCACGGCCAAGCCACATCCTTAAGCCAAGCGAAGAAATCCCCCAGGACATCTACCGTCCACTCCCAGGCTGTGCTCCCTGCCTTGTAGAGCCAGGGCCAAGCTACATCCTTAAGCCAGGTGAAGAAATCCCCGAGGACATCTATCGTCCAGGCCCAGGCAGTTTCCCCTGCTTTGTAGAGCCAGGGCCATGCGACATCTTTGAGCCACTCCCAGAAGGTCCCCAGAGCCTCGATGGACCAATTCCAGACGGTCTCAAGGGTCTCTTTGCCCCACTTCAGCACAACGTCAATGATCGGCTTGATGTACTTCTCCCAGACATCCGTCACGACGTCTCTGATACCGAACCAGTTGTTCTTCCATGCAAGGTAAAGCCCGACAACGCCTGCTACCAGGAGCCCTATCCCGAGAAGGGTTGCCGCCGAAAAACCGCCGAAGAAAGCAGCAACAGCACCGATGATGCCCTTAATCCCAAGGAATACGCTTCCGACTGTCTTAAAGACCGCGATAATGCCTGCTCCCGCCTTCGCAAGCAGCCCGATAACTGCCACAAGCCCCAGGATAGTACCTGCAAGCGCAGTCCACCGCTTTATGTTGTCCCTCTGTTCATCAGAGAGGTTCCTAAACCACGAGATTCCCCGGTTTACCCAGTCTAAGACTACGCGAAAGGCAGGAAGGAACTGAGCAAGGATTTCCCGCCCTGCAGCGGTAGCCCTTGCCCCAACCATCTGCACTTCGCGGTGAAAGTTGGCCAAGTCGCGCGTAGCTGTATCTCCCATCACGAAGCCCAAATCCCGGGCTTCACGGCGCATCCTGTTAATCTCGTCCTGCCCTGCCTCAAGGAGAGGTATGAGGCTCTTTCCCTGCTCGCCGAATATCTTCACGGCGAGAGCATTGCGCTCAACCGCGTTGTCAAGGCGGGAGAGGCTCATTATCGTTTCATCGAAGAGGTCCGACATGCTGCGGAGGTTGCCCTGGCTGTCCCGGACAGAGATGCCAAGCCGCTTAAAGACGGCTGCCGCCTGCCCGCCGGAAGCCCCTGCTTCAAGCACCTTCTGCGAAAGGGAGGTAGTCATCTGCGAGAGGCTTCCGAACTCGAAGCCTACCAGCTTCGAAACGTACTCCATCTCCTGCAGGGCCTGGGCTGTAAGCCCCGTCTGCGCCGAAAGCTGGGTAATCTGCGTACCGTACTCGGCAGCGTTTTTGACCCCGATCGTAATCGCCCCAGCTAAGCCAGCAAGGGCGAGCCCTGCTTTTTGCCCCAGCTTAGAGACGTTGTTTAAGCCCTTCTGGATGCTCTCCATCCGCTTGTTGAACGCCTCAACTGCCTTCTGCGCCTGAGCGATATTCCGTGTAAATGTCGTTGTCTGCGCCACTAGGTTAGCGGTTAAAGTGCCGACATTGGCAGCCATCTAAAACCCCCCTCTCCCGCCGAATACCCTGCCGGAACCTTTGGCACGGGCTTTAGCTTTTGCGATAGCTTCCTGCTTTGCCCTCTCCCTCTCCTTGAAAAGAAAATAGCCGGCCCATCCTGTGAATTCAGATGCCGGCATAGCTTCTATTTCCCCGATTGTCTTTCCCAAGACCTCTCCAAGCTGGTATTTGAAGAGCATCTCGGGATTCTCCGTCAGTTTCCCGCAACTTCCTCCGGATTTTCGCCCAGCATAGCCATTGCAGGCTTAGCCAAGAGATCAAAGACGCTCGTCGGCAGAGACAGGAGCACATCATGGTGCGCCGGCTCAAAGAGAGCTTCCCCTGTCTGTGCATCGTAGGCGCAGAAGATCACAGCCCACACCTGCAGCTCTGCGTGGTCAATCTCAGCATCGCCGGACTTCTTGATCTTCGTCGCAGCCTTGAAGATTTCGCCCCGCTGCCTCGCGTTTGGCTCTTTGATTAAGACCTTTAAGGCTTTACCGTCCTGGTTTATCTCCACCACTTCCTGTTTGAAGCGGTTAAGGCCCGTCAGAAAGAAGTCTCTCGCCTGCGAGCCCTTCTGTTCGACCTTTTTCTCATCAGACATAAGTCTCCCCCTCTACATGCTCGGTTTTGCCTTTAAGGTGTTACTTCCTGCTCGATCAAGAGCTCGCCGTCGCTCTGCCAGCCGACACTAGTTTCGACAGCACCCTCGACCGCAGCCGAGAGCTCCTGGGATTCAAGCACCGCATAGACAGCAAAGAACTCTGGATCGTCTTTGCTCGTCCAGAACTCCAAAACCAGCGGCTTCTGCTGCAGGAGCCTTTCCGTGAAGAGGTTATTGATGTTGTAGAAGCCTGAAATAGTGCCAGTTACACCGCCGATGCCGGAGAGCCTATCCCGCCAGCCGTCCGATTCAAAGACCGTGACGTCAACCATCTCACGCCCGATGGAGATAGTAAACTCACGGCACTCTGCGGCCACTACAACAGAGACGAACGCGCCTGAGACGGTGATTTCGTCCTCTTCTTCCTGCGGCTCGTAGAAGTGAATCCTGCCGCCTGCATACTGCACGCGGTACTCATTCGCTGGGACAGGTGTTCCGTTTCGTTCCACCACAACAGGCGTATCCCTATCCCAGTACCGCATTGTGCGGTCGTCTATCGTGTAGATGGTGAAAGTGGCATCAGGGGTAGTGGCCTCATCGGTGAACGGCGTGCTGGTCGTAGACATGATCATCACCCGCGCGTGCTTGCCGGGTTTTGCCATGCGCTATCCCCCCTTTCATGGGCCCGAAGATCATCAGCTCGACACCGCGATTGGGCCGCTGGATTGGAGGGTAATTGAGACCGTTACGGCTCCCTCGACCGCCGCATTGATTTCAAACGTCTCGACATAGGCATCGCAGATGAAGCCAGAAGTGGCCACGTTGACATCTGCGAGCACTTTAACGTCCTCGACAAGAGCCTGCGTTAAGATGGCCGTCCGAAGAGCCACCTGGCCGTCTGTATCCCCATCGGCATAGAAGCCGGAGATGGAGATCGTCGCATCACGGAGGTTTAAAAGCCTCTCGCGCCAGCCCCCGCTGTCAAAGGAGCTAATATCTACAATCTCGCCGTTGATGGTGAAAGTCGCATCATTGATTTCCGCCACGAGATTGTTGTCTATGAACACCCCGGCGTGCTTGCCCGGATATGCCATTCTTTCTCTCCCCTTTCTTAAGCTCTTGATACTCCCTCAAAGCCTTTATAGACTGCCTAGTCTCCCTCTGAAGCTTTTTGAGCACCGAAATAACGTCCTCAATCTGCTTAACGTCCTGCACAGGCATCACTCCTGGTAAAACAGATCGAAGTTTAGCGACCATCCGTGATGGGCGTTGTTGTCCTGCCCAAGATAGATCGGTTCAGACTGCCTGCAGGACACATCTTTTATCCCCGGAGGCCGTGAGCTCTGCACGGCATCGTAGACCTTCCTTGCGAGCTCATACCCTGAGTTGTAGTCAGGGGAGCGTATCCTAATCATGATCGTCGGATGCCTCACTTCATCCTGCTGGGCAAAGAAGCGGTCAGGAGGAAGCCCATCTGTACCCATCACAAACACCGCTTCAGCCGGAACGGTGCTGCTCACAGGGCGCACAAGCCCCACCCAAAGGCTCTTCCCCAGCTCCGCGATGCCCAGCGAATGAACCAGCTCGGCTATCTGCACCGCAGGATTGAACTGCATCAGGACACCTCCATCATTTAAGACCTCCGCCTCACTTCCGCTGCAAGCCTTTCAGCAAAACCCCTCGCCGCATCGTTTAAGGGCTTCTCAAGGTACTTCGCCTGCCCGACCGTGTGATGCACGTTGAGGTTCTCATGCACGAACACAGCATAGGGCGCAGCAGGCCCACCGAAGCCCAAAGTAACCTCAATCGAGCCCCGCCTTATTACAGGCTTTTGAACGTGGCCCGTACTTCTCAAAGTCCCGGTATCAACAGGGCAGAGCCTCTTCGCCTCTGCCATAATGCGCTCGCCTTCAGCATAAAGGGCAGCTGCCAAACTCTTTTCAGCACGCTGCCCCTGCGCTTTCAAAGCCTTTTTAAGCTCCCTAAAGCCGCTAACCTTAAGCCTAATCTTCATGCGAAGTCCACCCGCACATGGTGCATCCCCTTTTCATCAGGGAAATGCGCGATATTTAGGATAAACGGCCTTCTCCCATCAGGGAGGATGATCCTATCGTCCGTTGTGATGTCAGGTGCCCCGAAGAACCACGCGGTTGTTGTAGCCACGCGCTCCTGGCCGTTGGCATCAACTACGAGCCTCTGCTTATCTACTACACGCCCGCGGTAGGCAACAGGCGGCCCGAAGATCGGATCGCCGCCGATGGGGTTCCTGCCGATCATCTTCTCCACGATGATCGTCTGGTGCATGAGCTCAAGGAAATCCCTCTCAATGGTTGCCATCAGTACCAGCACCCCCTGCGCCAAGTATCCTCCTGCACCGAGGGCGCGCGCTTGTTCCGCATCATACCGCGCTTAAAGGCAGGCCGCACGCGGTCTGTATCCTCTTCCTGGGTTTTCTTATCGCTCTTTGAGATACCGCCAGCATAAGGCACAGCCCTCTTCCCTGCCTCTGTCTGAAGCCTCTTTGCGAGCTCCCAGTAGTGCTGTGCCTGCTGGGAGAATGAAAGCCTAAGGTCCCCGACAGCCTTATCTGCACGCCTCGAATACTTGCCAGCAAGGGCCCTCGCGCCGTCTGCTGCGGCCAGGAGAACGTTGCCGTTGAACTTCTTCAGGAGATAGAGAACCTCTTGATCGTAAAACTGGGGATCATCCGGATCGGTGTCTCCTAAGTAAAACCTCACCGCATCTTTTGGATTGGCATCAGGATCGCCCGAATAAGTCCAGGCAGGCATATCATCACCGCCTTTAGTTGACGCTGGGATTTAAGGTAACACGGCCGACAGTAATCACGCTCACCGCACCGTCGGCTTCTATCAGCTGGGCCTCGTGGTAGTAGTATCCGGCGGGCATCGCCTCCGTGTCCTCTGGATCGATCTGAATACGGATTAAGCCCCGTAGCGGATCAGGGATGGTGATGCCGTTCCCCGTCTCCTTTACAAGCGTGGGCTCCGGCCCGTTAAAGACCTGCATCTTCATTTTCCACTTCACCTGGGCCCCGGTGATGTCGTAGTAGTTATCTTCCGGATCGTAGACACGGATAAAGACCTCTTTCGTATCGCCCTGCCACATCTCGAAATTCTGGTTTATCCTAGCCATCTAAGTCCACCTCGCCCTCCAGATAGATGCGCCTCACCACCGACCCCGTGAGTTTCGCAGCGAAGAGCCCCCGAACACGGATGAAAGCACTTAGAGAGCTTACCGCCGGCACAGAGCCTATCAAGGTGAACCGTCCCGAGAGCGCAGCCGAAAGATGGGATAAAGCGTACACGTCTCCAACGATAACGAACTTGAGGACAAGCGGCGAAGTTAAGTCCGAGAGCGCATCAACCTGCCCCGACAGCATAAGGCCCTTAGAAAGAGCCGCATCAAGCTCCGATAAAGCCGCCACGGTGCCGTCTATGAAGGCGTGCCGCCCGAGCCTTGCCCCGACAGTAGAAAGCCCTGGAAGAGATGCGGTTAAGCCTACCTCGCGCCTTAATCCGCCCTCAAGCGCAGAGCTGCCCGCAACCGCACCTGTGAGCCCTACGGTTCTCCTTAAATCAGCCTCGACAGTTGACTCGCCTTCTATGCTCACAGAAAGCCCGATCTTCCGTCTTAAATCAGCCTCTAGAGTGCTTTCAGCAGAAATAGTGCCCCAGATTTCGGAGACGTAAGATAGATCGGCCCCGACCGTTAATTCTGCCTCTACACTGCCTGAAAGCTTAATATGCCTGGATAATACCCCTTGAACGTCGCTCTCGCCGGAGATAGTCCCGGATAACTGCACATAGAAATACTTGCGGTAGAGGTATGCCTCGACAACCTCGATTTCGGTGTCGGTCAGCATCCGGTCATAGAAGATGAGTTCTGCGAGCTCTGCATTTGCGGGGTTAGAGGCAAGGTTGTAGTGCGCCCCGATGGTGAACCGCGTTGTGCCCTGGTTTCCAGCTGGGCCTGTCTGCACTACCTGCCCATCTTCGCGGATTGCCGAGTTTGGCCCGTTGAAGATGCCTGTGTGGATGAAAAAGCGAGGCATCACAATTTCCCTGGTATAGCCAAGGAAAGTACCCGCGAAGATACGCACCTGCGTTGTAGACGTCTCCACGATATGCCGTGAAGCATCGTTCTCGCCGTCTAGGATGCGGCCATTTGCCCTAGTACGCCAGACAATGAAAATCACATTCGGCTGGGCTCTGCTTGCAAAGGTGTTCGTCCGAAGGACCCTGGTCGGCACGAAGTCCACCGCAGGAAGCCCTGAAGATGTCCTGTCTACATGGAATGTGGGGGCACTTGCCGTGGCAAGGGCAGCATCGAGGCCGTTCGGCCCTCTATCCGGCCACACCGTCACCGGATCGCCGTCGGAGAGGTTCAGATCGTCAGCTGCATACCATGCAAACGGCGTAGGTATCAGAAGAGCACCGAGTGTTGATTTCGCCTTTACCGACCCTTTCACGGCAGACACCCCCCTTCTCACCGAAAAAGGCCCCTAAAGGGCCCAAAGCATCAGTCAAGCGTGATCGTGATTGCACCAGCGGCGAAACTGGCCGTGTCGTTCTCTTCAATCGTCCGGGGCACATCGAGCGCACCGAAAGCGATGATGTCCTCTGGATCAGTCGAGGTCGGATCGGTTGAGAAGAAGAAGTGCGTAACGGTGCCCCAGCTGCCCGTTGCCGTTGGGAAGGACAGCTCATTCGCGTTCTGTTTGACAGACGGCCCGCCCGCGGTTGCGTTCGGCCACTCAGTGGCATCGTTCGTAACCTCAACCCTGGCGTAAGCGTCCAAAGGATCAGGCTCTGTGATGCCCGTGCCGTCGTTGTTGATGGCCGTTGTCGAAAGCCCGATATAAAGGTTCGCTGCAGCAGAGTATGCGCTGCCGCCCCATACAAGGTCAAGCAGAGCCTTTTCAAGTACCTCCGTGAAGCTCATTTATTTCCCCCCTTGCCTTTCTCTTCAGCCTTTTTAACCGTCAGATCGCCCTTAACCTTGATTTTCGAGTACACCTTTGGGCTGCGGCCACTCTTTCCCTTATCAGTCGATGCCTGCATCGCCGATTACCTCCGCTTCGCCCTCGACCGTGCCTTCAAACTGCATGGAAAGCCCCGCAGCAGCAGAAATCCCCGCTTGGTTCTCCACAGAGCTTCCAAAGGCCATATCAAGAGCCAGGCTTGCGCTCACAATAGATTCTCCGTCAACGAAGCTGCCGAAGAAAGGCGGCTCGTACTTCTTAAACCTAGAGCCGTGGGTATAGCCCTCGCGCTCGGTTAAATCAGCCGTCCTAATCTTCCCAGCAGCACGAAGGGCAGCCACGTTCTTTCCTACCACATGGAAAGGAATCGGCTGCCCCAACTGATACGTCTTTCCGCCGAACCTAAGTGTCGGCTTATTGCAGAGTAGAACCATCAGATCAGCCCCTTCTAAGGCTCACCTACCTTATCATCATCCTCTTCTTCCTGAGCAGGCTCCTTTTTGGCTTCCGGCTCAACCTCACCTAGAAAAAATCCAAAAGCCTCCATCGCCTTGAAGGCTTTTTCTTTTCCCTTGACCCGCCGTCCAGTAGGTAGCTCATAGACACCGCCTCCAACGTGTTTTGGCTGCATCTTTTCGAGATACTGAGAAAGTTTTTCGTGCTGGTCAGGATTAAGCTCATCGAGGCCCTTTAAGATGACATGCCCTGTGTTTAGAAGCACCCTCTTCTGCCGTTCGGTAAAAAGAGCCACCTCCGGCACAGGGTCCCCAGGGAACCTGAGATCATCACCTATCTTGAGCCTTCTGCCTGCTACAAAAACCTTCTCCATGAGTATCCCCTCCAAGTTAGGGCTAAGCCCTGTTATCAGGCAACAGCATTTGCGAAGAACACGCCAAGGTCAGGCGCAACAAGCTTCGCGTCGAAAGCGATCTCACCCTCTATCCGGTCGGCACCGATCTGCTCAATGCGGAACCGCTTAATCCGGTTCCCAGCAGGCCCTGCGCCGAGGTAGCCGGTCCAGGAGAAGATATACCCGCCAGACGGCTGCAGGATAGAAGGTGTTGGGTTAGCGTAGACAAGGAGAGCGTGGTTGCCGAAGATGAAGTCGAAATCAGCATCCCCGGGCACGCCTTCAGGTGCTGGGTTGATTACGCCCCAAGGCACGAGCACCCGCTCGACATCAAAAAGCCCAGCGAGAATCTCGGTGGTAACTACCCCTCGCTGGGTGTATTTGATGCGGTCGAGCACATCTGGATGGTTCCTGATAGCGTTGTAGACCGTAGGCGAGAGCACAAGCACGTTCGGCCTGAAGCCGGTCTTTTGAGCGATCAGGACAGCTGCACCCGTAATGTCCTCAATGGGTGTCGAGCTTGCTTGGTCCCACTGCAGGAACTGCCCTGCGCCAGGGGCGGCAGGCACGCCCTGCAGGTCGGTATCCCAAACGGTTGTTCTGAAGTAGTTCTGGGCCCATACCTGCTCCCTCTTTAAGAGCAGCTGCTGGGTTACCCAAAGGGTTGCGTCCCGGTCCATGTCGATGGGCTCGTCGGAATTGGCTCTCGTGAAATCGTCTACGTCCTTGTGGACTGCAAAGACCGTTGCATAATACGTAGGCGTGTTGTCAATGCGCCAGCCGGAGCCCGCCGATTCGGTTGCCGGAGCACGCTCTTTCGCTTCAGAACGGAACCAATCTTCCTTCAGGTACTTAAAGTACCTGTCCGACTGCTTCTGCACAGGCACCGTTGGGAAGACCTTATCTGCGATAAACGCGGTTGCTTCCTGGATATACGCGATAGAGATGTTAGTTAACGGTCGATTAACATGGACATCCCCTGGAGTTGGGATTGGCATCCTTTTAACCCCCCTTTAGCTTAAAAACTCGTTAGGCCAGCTCCGGCCCGTGATAGAGCGCAATGGAGATGATCTCGTCCTCGTTCGCAGCAGCAGTTAAGGCAACCCCCAGCACTCGATCGCCGGAACCAGCGACCTTCGCCTTGCCGTCAGCGTCCGATGCGACCTCTTCGCCCGGATCGATTGCCTCGGCAGCTACGACCTTAGACACGCCGTAGATGCGGATAGAGGCTGCCTCACCGCCTGCACCGGTTGCTTCACCCGGCTTATTCTGGAGGACCCCGAGAGCCGCTTCACCGTCTCCAGCGAGCTCCACTTCGCCGTCAGAGTTGACCTTAACGAAGAAATACTGGAAGTCCTGGAGATCGTCAGCCGCCACGAGGCTTATATCTAGTACAGGAATCTCCCATGCCATCATCATCACCCTGCCTTTCTTTTTAGGGTTTTACTTCTTCCTCTGCTGCTCGGCCAGGTATTCAGCGTAAAGCTGTGGATTGGCCTCAAGCACGATGGAGATCGCCTTTTCTTTGGTGAGGTTGGCATCCTTCTGAATGAGCCCTTGCGCGAGCTTCTCGATCTTCGTCCATGCACCGCCGGAACTGCCATTATAGGAGGAGCCGAACTCTTTTAGAATCTCGCTCTGCCCGAGTGCTTCGTTTACAGCACGCAGGAGGCGTTCAATCTTATCGTATTCTTCTTTGGCCTTCTCATGGAAAGCCTGGAGGATGCGCCCCAGCTCTTCAGCAGAGATGGGCAGATTGTCAAACTGTTTAGCCCGTTCCTCGAATTCCTTGCGGATGCGGAGCTCCTTTTCCTCACGGAGCTCTTTTGCAAGCTGATCGGCACGCTCTGCCTGTTTCCAGAGTGCCTCAACGATAGCCCGCTGCTCCTTGGGCACACCCGAAAGATCATAGCTGCCGTCAGCCTTCTTGATCGGCCTTGGGAAACCAGCCATGATCTCGATCTTCTCTTCCTCTTCGGCCCTAGGCTTCTGGTCTACGATGCGCTCCGGCAGCTTTAGCTCCGCGAGCTCTGCAATGACCTCCAAAATATCCTCCGGCAGATCAGCCTTGTAAGCCCTAAGGACCTTCACAACCTCTTTGACGATCTCTCTGCACTCTTCTGTGAACCCTTCCTGGCCCTCGATAAGCTCCAGCTTTTCCTCAAGCTCAAGCGGAGCTTCGCTGGTGATCAGCTCAATCAGTTTCTCCTTCAGATCAGGCACTCTCTCTTCGCCCCCTTCATCAAGTTGTTTGAACAGCAAAAAGGCCCGCTTGTTAGCAGGCTTTTTCACAAGAGATACTTCTGCGACATCGAGATCGGTTAGGACATTAGGCATCTAATCCCCCCTTTCAGATAGACTGCCTTATGCCAACAGCTCCGATGGAAAAGCCCGTAACCTCGCCAGCTTTAATCTGCTCCCAAAGATCAGGATCGTGCACCTTAACGCTCATCACCCAGCTGCCCTTTTTGACCGTCTGGTCGTTGATAGTGAAATCCTGGGGCGCAATGTAGCTTTCCACGACATCAGCTTTAGCCACTTCCGAGTGGAACTTCCCGACCACGCGGGATTTGACCAAAAAGCCGTGCGCCGCCTTTTCGATCTCTTCAGCCGAGATGATATCGCCCTGAGCATCTTCGGTATCAGGCTCAAGCACGATGCCACTTACAATCTGCTTTTCCTGATCGACTTTAAAGATGCCGGTTATGAGCTGTTTGGTAACCGTCTCCCCTTTAGGTTTTGGGCTTTCCCTTTGTTTGGAGAGCCTTGCGGCTTTGGAGACGAGCTCCATCAGCCAGTTAAAAAAGCTCTCCGCTTCCTTTGCCGCCTTCACCTTTACCCAGGTGCCGTTCGGCCCTTTCTCCCATCCTGCACGCTTAACTGCGCTCCAGGCGATTCTAGCTGCGGATTCTTCACTGTTTCCGGCTTTTTCTGCAGAGTTGAAGGCAGCCCTCCAGACTTCAGCAGCTTCCCTGGGCAAAACATTCTTCACCGGCTCCGGCAGATCGCTTATCCTGTCATAAGGCATCTTATCCCCCCTTTACTCGTCGAACTCAAGAGCAACAGCGCACCGACAGTTGGGATGCACAGGAGGCGCATAGACGGCACCAAGTGCGCTCTGGAAGCTTTCTTGAATCCTCACCCTCTGGCCGTGCATCTGCTCACAGATGGGGCACAAGCGATCATCAGGTGTCGTAATCCAGACCCGCCATGTGCGCGACGGCTGGATAAGGCCCTCGGCCACACCTTCCTGCCAGAGTATGGACTGCCCAGCGCTTGCTGCACGGATAGTCTCGGTTCTCGCGATAGTCTCTGCCCTTCTCCTGTGAAGCCTCTCGGCATAGCGCTGGGCTCTTTCAAGTGCCTTCCCCTCCGGCACGCCCTGGGCAAGTAAGCCCCGGCGGAAGTTATCCACAGCCAGGGCCTGGGTTTCAGTTAAGCCCACGACATCACGGATGAGCCGTGCGGCCTTATAGGGGTGCATCCCTTCTTCAAAGGCGCGCTGGATGATCTTCTGCACGCCTTCCCTCGATGCGTCCGTGATCTCCCGGATGAGGTCGAAGCGGTACTGCCGGATGAACTCAACAGATCGCGGGTTTAGGAGGTCAAAGCGCACCCTCATCTGCACCGCTTCCGGCAGGTACTTCTCCGATGCCCTTGCCCCGTCGCGCACGATGGTAATGAGCTCTTCGGCCATGTCCTCAAGATATGGAGGCAGCTCGTCCCAGGGGATGGCATCTTCCACTTTCTTTGGATCGCCTGACTCAATCGCCCTTTCAAGCTCGGCCAGGGTGATGTTGGAAGAGAACTCCCTCATGCCCTCAAGGAACGTCCGGCGCAGGATTTCCCTTTTACTGTCTGCCACCCCATGGAGCGTCCTCCACTCCGGATTTCGAGGCTTCGGCACGGTATCACCACCCCCGATCAATCCTGAGCGTCCAGGCGGCTTAGAAACTAGACGCTTAGGAAACTAGAAGACTGGAAGACTAGACGTCTAGACGCTTGATACAGATTTATCCGAATATTACTGGTATAGAGCAATTTAAGCCCCCTATTTTTTGACCCTAAGTAAAAGTACCTTAAAGCGTAATAAGCCTCTCCTGGGCTTTCTTTTAAGCCCAGGGAGGCATCTATGGTGAAAGCCCAGGATAACTCCCAGGCTCTGTGCCGATGGTGCATCTTTCTAAAACGAAATACGGGGCGATTTAAGCCTTCTTTTTCGCGAGGGTATATTGGACTACCCTAACCGCCAAAAAACTCAACCTGGAAGCTCCTGTGCGTTCAGAGAGGCATCCTAGAAAGAAAGCCAGGCTCCAGGCTCTCCCTTCACATTTTACCGCTGCCGAACAACCATCCGCCTTAAAACCTCGCCGCCCAGACGGTTAAACGCCCAAATGCTTAGACGCCTAAACACTTAGAAGGCTTGACGCTTAGGAGCCCAGACATTTAGGAAACCAGACTCTTAGGCGGCTAGACGCTTGATGCACTCTAAAACCGTCCTAGACGGCATAATCGGGCTTCGGCAGGTTCGCGACTTTACGCAGGTAATCCTCCAGCTTTTCATCAGGGAAGAGGTCCATACCGGCTCCGGCGAGTTTTGTGATGTAGTCTCCGAGCTCTGTCAGGTTCGGCACTTCGATGTCTCCAGGCACGAGCTTAGGCAGCTTCTCAAGCCGGAAGCTGTTTAGAGCAAAGAGCCTCGGAATAGCTATCCGGTTGAACTGCGCTGCGATCACATTGAGCCAGGTGCCGAGAGCCACCGAGAAGAGGTGCGTCTTTGACGAAGCCAGAGAGAAGCTCCCGACCTGCTCATGCCCAAGGAGGATGAAGTCCGCAAGCACGGTCATTGCGATCCGCTGGTCATAGCGGGCGATCACCGCGTCCGTATTGAACTGCCGCGTGCCGCCTGTTGAAAGAAGCCCAAAGTCAAAGACCTTATTGCCGTTCTCGTCATAGACCAGGGGGAACACAATTCCTTCCTGCTCGTCACGCCGGACATTGGTTACGATGCGTTTAATTGATTCTAAGACCTGCCTATCTTCAGGCGATGCGTTAGGAGATAAAAGCTCCGGCGGCACCCAAGCGATAGGAAGGCCCGCAAGGTCCCTTTCAATGCCGATGCCCTCAATCGTCTCGATGTGCTTTTTGAAGTACCACGGCCTAAATGCGGACCTGAGCACCGACCGCCCTTCAGGGTTGTTTTTATAGCTTGTAGTACGGAACAGCAGGGATTTTTCCATGGGGATTACCCTAAGCTTGTAGTCAGGTGGTGCCATCTGCACCATCCCAAGTATCCTACCGTTCTCGTCAAACTGCCACTCCCAAAGAGAGCTCTGTGCCCTAATGGGAAAGCCCCTCCATCCGATCCGGCCGTCGCTGTAGCGTGAGTTATAGGCCGGATCACGGCTCTGGCCGTGGCGCACTTTGTAGAGAATCTCATGGTAGCTCCAACCGTAAACGAGCATGGAGAGGATTTCTGCAATAGTCTCTTCCCATGTCATCTCCATATCTTCAAGGCAGGTTTCAAGAAAATGCGCTGCCGCCATATCCTCAAGGCTCCTGCCTCCAGGTTCGACCCTCCATTCGACCTGCCGGATCAGCATCTCGATCGCGTGGAGGACAGCCCCGATCACAGGGTCGTTGGAGCTCATCTCCTGGTAGACCTGCACCGCCCGCTGGCCCTGAAGCTCCTGCAGGAACTCCTCATAGACCCAGCCCCCGAAACGCTCAAGGCCCGTAAGCCCAAGCTCCCTTAAATCAAGCATAGGCATATCTCACCGCCTCCATCTGCTCGCCGATGTCAGATCCATCACAGGCCGCACGTTTATCTTCGGCCTCTCCTTTACCCCAGCATAAGCCATTGCAATAGCATCTCCCCAGTCAGGGGATTTAAGCCCTTTCTTCCGCATCTCTTCTTTCGTCTCAAGCTTCATGCGCCCATCGGAGAGATAGCGGTACCGCCTGCTGGTCAGCTCCCGCATCACCCTTCTGTCTCCAAAGAGCCTGCCGCCGATTTCCCCTGCCTGAAGCTTTTTAGCGAGGTTGTGCCACCACTCTGTGCCCGCATCGGCGTAAGCGGAAGCATCAACCGGCGTGCCCCCGGCGTTCATCTCAAGCACCGAGACATCTTTTAAGACCTCTTTCAGCCTATCGTAAACACCCGCCCCGATGCCGACAGCATCAACCTTCACGACCTTTGCATTGTGCCGGCGCACGAAGTCAATAAGCCTTCCCGCCGTCTCCATCGTGGAGAGCTGCGTGTGCTCCTCTCCCGCGATAAGAAGAGGGCCCCGGCGCGCCACAAAGACAGTGCTGTCAGAGCCGTACCGCGCAACGTCGCAGGCGACCTCGACAGGTCCTTCCGGCTCAAAGTCCTGGTTAGCCGCCGCCTCAACCCAGGAAAGCGAAATTAAGGTATCCTCAACCTTATCTGGAAAGATACCGAGGATTCTCGACTGCCAGAGAAAAGAGCCCTCTCCCCAGTCCTCTCTGGCATCTTCGATGTCCTGCTCGGTAATAAGCCCAGGTATCACGATGCCTTTCCCCTGGAGGTTTGGCGTCTCAAACGCGGATATGTGGGTAGTCCACCATCCCTTAGCTGTAAACGCGTTGTAGAAGGTGCCTGAGAGGTTCGTTGGGTTCCCGATCGCAAGGAGCTTTGCGTTCTGCCCTCTCACAACAGACATAACGCCTTCCCAGATTGATTCAGAGATGCCTGCAGCCTCGTCCACGATAACCAGCACATTGTCCGAGTGGATGCCCTGGAAAGCATCCGGATCATAGTCCCTTGTCGCGAAGCCGAAGGCGAAGTGCTCTTCAGTAAACTCCCAGCTCTTTGTCAGGAGCTTCCCCCCAAGGTTGATGCCGTTTCTCTTCGCCCTGTTAAAGAGGCTGTGTATCTCTTTCCAGAGGATGCGCCGAACCTGCCTATCTGTTGGCGCAGTAGTAACCACGACGGCCGGATAGAAGTTGGCCAGAAACCACGCAGCTGCGCGAGCTGCAAGCCAGGATTTGCCCGCCGAGTTGCAGCTTGCGACCGCGACCCTTCTGTGGAGGGCTAGTGCCCTCAAAATCTCCGTCTGCTTTCTCCAGGGCTTCTCACCCGTTACTTCGGCGATCCAGACATCAGGCATCGCCCGATAGTAGATCGCCCTCTTCTCGCGATTCGTAAGCCCTTTGAATTGCTTCAAGGAAATCTCTATCCTTTGCGAGTTGTTCGGTAATACGAGAGGTATCATGCCTCTGCATCACTTCCCCGCTGTGCTCAAGATCGATCTTGTCCTTCGAAGCCCACCTTTCAGGGAACCTCCTTGCCAAAAAGTCCCTAGCTGCCCTCCAGTCCTGCGGAATCTGCGCCTGCCACTGCGCGACCATCCGCGCTTCAGCTTCGGCCTCCGCGCGCGTGAGTTCTTCCCAAAACTCTCGAAATTCTCCCGAGCTAGCCCTAGCTCCGCGCTCCATCCAGCGGTAAAAAGTGGCCGGAGCGATACCCGCAAAGCGGCAAGCTGGCTCGATATAATTCCCCGCCTTTATGGCATCAATGAGCCTTTTTTTGACCTCCGGCGTAAGTTTTGAGGGCCTTCCTATGCGTTTTCTACTCATAAAATCACCCCTTTCAGCCCGTCTCTTTGAGCCTCAAAGGGATGAATATGGTATCCCGCACATGCTCTGCGATCGCCTTCATGAAAAGGGGAGGCACCGAATTACCGAGCCTCGCCCACTGCTCCCGAAACGTCCCCCGCAGGATGAAGTCATCAGGGAACGAGCAGAGCCTTTTAGCTTCCGCGATATTCAAGCTGCGCGGGTACTTCCAATGGTAGAGCCCTCCGCCTCCGCCTGAAGGCATCGAGGTTTTAGCTATCGTGGGAGCGACCTTCGTCGGATCGACTTTTTTCCCGTTAAACCAGTACCCTTTGGGATGCACCTTTGAAAACGACTGCCCGGGCTTGACCTTAAGCCAGTAGTAATAAGCCTGCTCTGTAAGCGTCCTCGATGGATCATCAGGGAGCCCAGCAAGGGCCTCGCCGACCGTTACCGGCTTCGTTTTGGGCCTGGGGTGAGTTGGGCGAAGCCCTAAGTCGTGCCTGACGCCGATAAAGATCATGCGCTGCCTCCGCTGGGGCACCCCGAAATACTGAGCATCTAGAACTCTCGCAGAAACGTTGTATCCGGCCGTTTTGAGGGCCTCCATGATTTCAGCAAAGACGAGCTTCATCTTCCCCCGAACCATCCCGGGCACGTTCTCCATAATGAGGACCTTGGGCTTAAGCCCCACAAGGAGCCTCACGTACTCCTTGAATAGAGCATTACGCGGATCGTCAAGCTGCCTTTTGCCGGCTGCGGAGAAGCCCTGGCAAGGCGGCGAGCCGTCTAGGATGTCAAGCTCCCCAGGCTCTATACCTGCCATTTTCATTGCATCTTCAGAGGTCAGCGTCTTGATGTCTTTAGGATAAACAGGCGTATCAGGGAAATTCTCGCGGTACGTCCTCACAGCGTGGCTGTCGAACTCAACCGCAAGGAGCACCTTCCCGCCTGCCATCTTATACCCGAGCGATGAGCCTCCACACCCTGAGAAGGTGCTTATCACGGTGAAGCTACTTTGGGAAGACATAACCGCACACCTCGCAGGTTACCATCTCGACTTCTTCCTTCACCGATTCATCGTATTCAGGGAAGCTCACCGCATCAGGATGCCAGTCAATGAGGCGCATCAGCTCTTCATCCGAAAAGCCTGTTAGAGAAAGGTCTGCCCCGGTATCCTTAAGCTCATTTAGGACACTGATTAAGACCTCATTGTCCCAGTCCCCCTCAAGGTTGTTTAGGGCTACATTAAGGGCCCGTTCATGGGCCTCGTCTAAATCAACAACAGAGACCGTTACTTCCTTTACCCCTTGAGCCTCAAGTATCTTAAGCCTTTGATGGCCGCCGACTAAGACACCAGTCCTCTCATTCCAGACAAGCGGCAGAAGAAAGCCGTAGCGTTCCATAACGCGCTTTAGGTTCTGATACTCCGGATCGGCCGAGGTTAAGTCCTTCCTGGGGTTGTACTTAGCCCGCTTGATCTTGCTGATCGGAATCGTCTCAATCCGCAAAGAGCTCACCCCCTACGCCTCGAATTGATGCCCGCAGTTGGGACAGATAAGGAGCTTTTTCTTCTTCTCCGCGTCCTGCTCTTCCGGCCAGATAAGCACCTGGTCGAAGTTGACCGGATCAAAGCCCGTCAGGGTGACATCAGCCCCCATCTCTGCTATCTCTTTTAAGAGTGCCACGAGCTTCTCCCCATCCCACTCCCCGCGGACCCTATTGAGCGCAATGGAAAGCAGCTGCTCGTCCTTCTCATCAAGATCAACAACCGAGACCGTAACCTCTTTTGCGCCCTGTTCAAGGAGCACCTTGAAACGCTGGTTGCCGCCGACAAGAAATCCTGTGCGCTCATTCCAGACGAGGGGCTCAACAAAGCCGAACGCCTCGATGGACCTTCTCAAGCGTTCGAAGTCAGCATCTCCAGGCTGTAAATCCTTCCTGGGGTTTAAGGGATGGAGCTTCACCATCTCGACCGGGATAGTTTTGATAATCATGCCCCACCGCCCCCTTTAATGAGAACGGCTTTTCTGCCTGTATAGAGCTCCCAGCGGCTCACAGCCGCATCAACATAGCGAGGCTGTATCTCAATGCCGAGCGCCTTCCTGCCGAGGCTCTCTGCTGCAATTATCACCGTACCGGAGCCCATGAACGGATCGAGCACGTAGTCCCCGGGGAGGCTCCAAAGGGTTAGAACGCGTACAGCGAGCTCCACAGGGAAAGGTGCGATATGCCCGAGCTTCTTCGCCTCATTCTCGGTGTGAATCTGCCAGATGGTGTAGCGGTTCCACTCCATCGCCTCCGAGTGCAGCACGCCCTTCTTATCCCGCGGCTTCCATGCGCCCTTGAAGAAGACGAGCAGGGCCTCATGGGTGTTGTTTGGGATAGTGGGCCTTCTGTATGCCCCCGGAAGAGGCAGGCTCTTTACGTCCTTGTCCCAGATAATCTCACCGCGGTATCTGAAGCCCGTCTCGATGGCCGTAAAGGTATCCCTGGCGATGTTTGGGACATAGCCCTCGTTACCTCTGGGGATGTCTGCGGTGTTCCAGACGAGCACGCCTCCAGTTAGGAGCGCATCGTAGGCGAGTTTCATGGTCTTGTTCCCGACCTCTACGAGCTTATCCCCTTCCGTCTCCCACATATCCGCGCCGGGGTAAGGAGGCGAGGTAAAGATAAGGCTGGGAGATCCGGCTAGGCTTTTAAGCTCACCCCAAACTGCGGGATCGGTTGCATCACCGCAGATTAAGATGTGCTCGCCTAATTGATAGACATCTCCCAGCTTAGCGATAGGAGGACTTTCTTCGGAAGAGACAAGGGCTTCTTCAGGCTCGCTTATTTCAGGAGGGGCCCAGGTCATGATGCGCTCAAGCTCCATTTCATCGAAGCCCGTGATCGTGAGATCGAACGAGCCCGTGTCAAGCTCTTCTAAGAGATCAGCGAGCGCATCGAAATCCCACTCCGATTCATCCCGCAGGCGGTTGTCGGCAAGATTGTATGCCTTCGCCGTCTCATCGTCAAACTCAACGAACACGGCCGCGACTTCGGTCAGCCCAGCTGCCTTTGCCGCTTCCCACCTTTGGTGGCCGGAGATTATCATGTTCGTGCCCTTCTGCGCGATGATGGGGCTTACGAAGCCGAAGCTCTCGACGCTTATCTGGAGCTTCTCAAGCCCCTTTGGGCTTATCTTCCTGGGATTCCCCGCAAAAGGCACAAGACTTCCAACAGGGACATAAGCGAACTCAACCCTCTCCACCTTGACCATGAGCCTCTCCCTCCTGGCCATCCTCGAACTGATGGCCGCACAGCATGCACAGCCACTTCTTTGAGCCGCCCATCACCGTGAGGTTCACTCTCGCATCATCTGGATGCAGGCAGATGCTGCCCGCCCGATCTATATCACCGGAGGCAGGTTCATCTCCACACAGAATTAAGGCGGCCAGTTCAGCCGCAGACATCAGTATCCAGGCGGCGATGGTGCACCGTTCCTTATCCGTCAACCTTCCCGCCTCCGTTTCAAGGCATCTTGCGGGGAAAAGCAAAAAAGAGGTGCCTCGGTCAACACCTCTTTTTTACCCGTCTCCCCAATTCACCTATCTGCTGAACATAGGTACGCACATACATTTTACCATAGGTTTTTGTGCCACAAAATGACAAATTCGTTCAATCTATGCCCTCATTTTACCGTTTTCGCCAAGCAGCTTAAATTCATAAGCGAGAATCATAAGGATACCATCTCTAATCCTAAAGCATGCCCGATGCTCACAGCCAAGATTTTCTGCAATTTCATCCCAGCGAAGCCTTTCAATGTACCGCATTCGAATCAGCTCTTTCTGCTCCCTACTCATACGTGAAACAGCCTCGTTGATAGTCTTAGTTTCCCATATCTCATATTGGTTCTTTAGGACCCATATTTCCTGCAGCGAATCTCTTTTGTTTTTTGGATCGATAGACGGTTCATCAAACGGCTTGCTTACAACAGGCCCAGGCATATCCTGCTGCCTTAAACCCCATGCATACAGTTTGCCCTCAATAATCGGGATCGCCGCCTTAAAATCCACATAATCACCTTCCTCGATGGAAAACACAACCCGCCAATCTAACCATCATCCGCTTCATCCTCTGGTTCATCCGAAGGCTCTGCCTCTACCTTTGCAAAAGCATCTTCAGGTTCCAAATCTTCTCTATCCGCAAGCTGAGCTTCAACTGGTGCGCCTTTATCTGGCATATCAATCTCATAAGCGAACATGCCTAAAATCTTCTCATAAACCCTTATAATCCTACCGCCTGGAAACTTTGTCTGAAGAATTTCCTCAGCCTGTTCCTTAGTATTGGCTCCGATCCAGCCCGTTTTTATAGCCACCTTCCTCTCCCCCTTCATCAGCTAGAGCCTTAAGCGTATCCCTCGCCATCTTGGAAATATTGGCTGCTAGCTTCTGCGATGTCATAAGCTCGTCTGAATCCAACATCACGATTTGATCTGAAAGCGACATGATGCGCCTAAACATTAACCTTGCAAGCTCCTTATCCCTAATATGTCTTGCCTTTGGAATAGTGTCCAAAGCCTTTTTTACATCCTCAAGGCACTCCACAAGCGGATTGATTTGGGAAATACACTCTTTGAGCTTATCGATAGCCGAATCCATGACCACAGCCTCATGCATCGACATCAAATCACCCCTCCTTGGTCAAGTCTTTAAGCCAAATCTCAACCCTAGGATTCTCCCTGTCAATCTTGACCATAATCTCTGGCAGGACTACCGTTTCAAGATCATCTTCTGGAATAACTCCCGCATATCTAAGACCATCCAGAAGAAATTTTCCTGCTGAACCCATCAGATTATCCTGATCTCTCCTGCGGGCTTTATCGTAGTAGAGCACAATCTGGACCTCAGTCTTATCGAATTTTGGCCTTCCGGCCCTGACTGCGGCCAATGCAACTTCCTGCTGCCAGAGCTCCTTGAGGCGCCGCCTAGTCCCCCAGTGCATGTTCTTAATCTGATTGAGAGTAGGCGGCGGCCGTCTGTTTATCACGAGCCTTGCATTGTAATCCAAAGAGATCACCACCTCGAAAGGCCGAAGACTCACACACTTTTCTGCTTCACCATGCTAACACACATAGCCATATACTCCGCCTCGCTCATCTTGAGGTACTGCTCCTGACGGCGTGCGGCTTCGATGATCTTATCGTCGTGGGCTGCCTTTATCGGCGGCTTTTTCTCGTGATAGAACCTGGCCTTTTCCCGAGCTTTGTTCAAAAAGACACCGACAGGCGGAAAGCTCAGTTTCTCCCAGCTCAGGCGAAGCTCATGGCAGACCTCGATAAAGACTCTCGCGTCAAGCCCCGATAGATCCTCGACATACTGGGCCAACCTGCTTTCCTGCAGCGGTACACCGATTGCCCTGCTCAACTTCTCAAGTTCCTGAAGGATTAGAGTACGATCCAAAGGCACCCCCCCTACTGACCCAGGATTCTCGCTCTAACTTCATCGGAAAAAGAGAATGGATCATAGCTTGCTGCCGCTTCTCTCTGCATGAAATCCTCTGTCCCGGGTAGGTATTCCGCAAGTGCGCTGTTCAACCACGTCTTACACAGCTTGATATGCCTCTTCTCCCGCCCTTCACGTTCCATCTGATTAGCATACCTTCGCGCCGCCTCAATTAGATCGTCGTGCTTAATCCCCAGTTTCCGGTCGGATACGATAGCTCTCCAGATTTCATAGGCTGCTGCTTTATCTTCTTTCCTGGGATAAGCATCCCAGAAGCGGTTGAACTCCTCCGGGTACTCCTTCTTCATCGCTCTCCTTAGGTTTGCTGTAGCCTTTCGCTCGCGTCCTGTTCGGATTGCACCTGCACTAGATACAGAATTATTGGTCTCATCTGGTAATGGTTGATCTGTAGTACTAGTTGTATCCGAAATTACCGTATCCGGTAGAACCGTATCCGGTAATTTCGGACACGGAGCACGCTGGGCTTTTTCGCGTTCTTCCCTGCTTGGCGCAACTTCGATCTGCTCCTGAATCACGTACACATTGCAGGAGAACTTCCCGTCTACCCGCTTCTGAATGACCTTGATGAAACCCCGTTCCTTGAGTTCTTCAAGATAGCTTGTGAAGGTGTCCTTGTTGATGTTCAGATCCCGGCATATCCTCGCCCGGCTCGGCCACGATGCCCTCCCTCCAAACTCCTCGTTGATACTAGCTCCGGCGATGCTGGAAAGATAGCAGAACAGGCATTTTGCGCCGATGCTGATCTCGGGATTGCTCATCAGAAGAAACGGAGCCAGCCCATACCCCTTAGACAGCCACGACGTCTTACCAAACTGAACACTCTCTCCCACGTTCCCTTCCCTCCGGAAAATCGTCTAGGAAAGCAGGATATAAATCTCGTGCGATGAATAATAAAGTGATATCGTGGTACCGTGATATCATGGTATCACTCAACAAATGGATGCGGCTGGTGCAAAAAGGCACCAGTTAGCATGCGCCTTAGATAGGCGCACTCTTAGGCACGAGAAAAATCACCTATCTGTCTGCCCTCGGTCAAAGGCTGAACTGATGATTTTTCTCGTCCGGCACGTGCGGTCTTAAGCTGCCCCCAAAACAGACTTAAGACCGCATCCTCTTATATCCCGCTTTCCGTAAGCCGAAGATCATAAAAGGGGATCTCCCTGAAAGCAAAATCCCCTAGTCCCAGCCTATCGCAACCTGCTATTTGCTTGTACGGAATATGGTTTGTTTCTCAGGAATCAATAGGGATGATTTCTCGTAACCGGTTGTTTTTTCCTGCCACTTTGTTCGGTTTAATTCCTTGACATACTCCCCATGGTTAAAACCAGGGGATTCTGGTATCAAACAAAACCAGCCTACTTATATAGGTCTTACAGTTTCTATCCCAAGAGTTGATGCCCCAACTCTATGAATATTAGTCGCTGCATTTAGGTCTCTATCGTGCAAGATGCCACAATTCGGACATGTCCATTTTCTATCCCCGAGTGTTAGCTCTTCGTAGACAAACTCACAGGCAGAGCATGTTTTGCTTGAAGGATAGAATCTGGGTATTTCAATAACGGTTGAACCTGTTTTCGAGCATTGGTATTTGAGGATATTGACAAAGCTGCTATGGCTTAAATCAGATATTTTTCTGCCCCATAGTTTTTGCATAGCCTTAATATTCAAGTCTTCGATACAAATTGTTGCATATTCGCCAGCTAGTTTTAATGCTAACTTGAAGTGGAAATCCCGCCTTTTGTCAGCTAAGCGCTTGTGAGCCTTTGCCAATTGCCTCTTTGCTTGCTTATAGTGATTGGAACCCTTTTGTTTTTTGGAAAGTTCTCGATTTAGTTTCGCAATCTGCCTCTGACTCTGCTTAAAAAACTCAGGAGATACAATATTCTTGCCATCTGATGCCGTGAGAAACATTTTTAAACCAAAATCATACCCGACGCTTTTACCTGTTCGTGGTAGAATTTCGTTGTTTGATGTCTCACAAACGACATAGATATACAAGTCCCCTAATGAGTCTCGCTTGACTGTTACAGTTTTTACTTTCCCTTCAATTTCACGGGACTTGTGGTATTTATAGGTTCTACCTCCAATTTTAATTCGGTTGTCTGAATACAGCTTATACCCAGCTTGCTTAAGAGTGAAGGATTTATACTTCTTCACCTTCTTAAAGGACGGTGGTGATGATTTAATCCCATGCTCCCGATTACGGAAAAACAATTTGTATCCCTTATCTATGCGTTGGGCAATATCTTGAATAGCTTGCGAGCCAAGGGAGTTCCAATCCGAGTATTTTGGGAGTTTCTTAAGTTTAGTCAAGTGCTTCATCAACGCATAAACATTAAGACTCTTACCGTATAGTCGATAATATCGCTTGTGCAAGGCAATGCAATGGTTGTAGATTATCCCAGCAATATTGATTTGTCGCTCTAAATATCTATTCCGCTTGTGCTGATATAACTTGAATTTGTAGGTCTTCATTGCCCTGCACCTCCTTAAACGCCCTTTTGTTTTTCAATATACTGCTTTATTGCTGACAACGGAGAACCGCCTACAGTTGAAACAAAATAACTATTTCACGAATAAACAATATCCTTATTGGTTTTATATTCCATGTCCGCATTATACAGGTTTAACCTACATAATATCAAGCAAATATTCGGCTTATATCCCCACGCCTAAAGTCGGGGGCTTTACGCCGATTTCGGGGTAAGCCCGTACTTCGACCGTTCTTCTTCTCCCATGCTGGCAAGATGATTGGCCAATATCTTTTCAAAAATCTCTTTCTGCTGCTCTGTTAGGTTTCCCACAAGTTTTCTCCGATCCATCTATAATCTGAATCTTTCGGTGCCGATTCGTTTAGGAGCCTCATACGGCTCTAATTTCCCCAAGACAGGTAAAATATCAGGTAGATACCTTTTCTCCTGTCCTGGCTTGTCCCTGGGCTTCTGGATGCAATTTAAGCCTAACCTTGCATCCTCTCCCATTTCTCCCATTGCTCAGTCAAGGTATGGCGAAGAAGAAGCTCATGCTCTTTGAGCATATCCCGTACTTCCTCATCACGATAAATTTTGATCTCCCGAATTTTTTCCTCATAAGCACGTAAACGTCTTTTGAGTTCTGAATCCACATCATCAAAGGGCTTTTCAACAACCTTCTCCGCTCGTACCATTTCAGTCTCTTGGCCAAATAAGCTGCTAAAGTTATGTCCTCTGTCCTCATAAGTGAAATCATCACGCGTAAACTTGCCTAAATCATTCCTGCTTGTCCAATTATCACGATTCAAAAAGTGCTCATAACCTTTACGCTCCAAGAATTCAACCAGACGATATTTGTGCTTAGCTCTATAGCTTTTGAATAAATCCGCATAGTTCAGGATTGCCATAAATAGATCTTCAGCAGAAAAATCAGTTAAAGCCTCATTCCAGGCATCGATGATCCTCTGCTTTGTCCTATCCCCTAAACGATAGTGAGGGTTAACCTCTTGATTATTCCAGAATGAAATCAGATCATCAGCCGTTAACTTCTTAGTTAGCAAAGCTGAATAATCACGCTTGGCTTTCTTTTCCTTCTCTCGCTTAAGTTGTTCTTGATAGGCCTTCATAGCAATAGATGCAAAATCATCCTCTGGTTCTTCTTCTGTCTTTAAATCAAAAGAGGATTCTCTCTCCACCAATTCGTCAGAATTGGTTTCTCTTTCTTCTTCACTTGTAGCTGCTATCTCTGAAATGGGTGAGAGATCATTATTGTTTTGATCATTATTACTAAGATCAATATTATTAGTGTCGGGTTTTCCAGATACGGGTTTACCAGTTACGGAAAACCCGTTTCTGGGTTCTAGCTGGGATTTCGTATTTTCCCCCCTCTTTTTATCCAGTAACGGATTTTCCGTTTCTGGCTTTACGCTGGCTTTTTGCAGAAGTCTCTCCTGCGGCACTTCATAGACGATTGTTTCCTGATGAGAAAATTGTCCAGTCTCGGGATCCCTGATTTTTATCCGTTCTATGTAACCCTTCTGCTCTAGTTCTTTCAGAATAGAGTTCACTGAATCACGACCATTGGTTGCTCGTTTGACCAAATCAGCCACAATTACGGTCCAGTTATCAGGCTTACTAAGCAGGTAGGCCAATAATCCTTTTGCCTGCCAACTTAGATTATCATCATTAAGTGGTCTGTGGTCTATCATCACAAACGGATTTTCACGCTTACTGGTTCTGACTATATTTTTACTCACAAAAAAAGCCCCTTTCTACCGAAAGAGACCTCCCACACGAATAGCAAGATAACCCAATATCTTCCTTGTCCTTAAGTGACATAAAGGTTGACATGATGCCCATCCTCATGCTACTATAAAGCAAGAAAGATACTTTTCGTGAGGGCCTTACCCGTGTGCCTGCAAGCAGTTGGGGGAGGCCTCTTTCTTTTTCACGTTTTACTGAAGGGCCGCGAGGCCCTTCTTTTTTTGTCTGATCGACCATCAACTTCTTTCGACATTGGGCCGCCATTACCTTCTTGAGAGCGTGCAAAATCCGCATGGCAAGCGCATTTCATGATATCAGGAAATCAAGAAATCAATTTTGACAGCAAGACATCAAGAAATCAAGATTACAAGCAAACAATATTTCAAGAAAACAATATTTCAAGAAAACAAGATGGCAAGAAATCAAGAGATCAAGAAAACAATATTTCTGGATAGTGCCGAGATTCACAAACATGGCCCTAATATGGCGTAAAGAAAGCCCGCCTTTTAGAATCGGCGGGCTGCCCCTTGGGTCATTTCATCCTAGAAAAACATAGTCGTCTGAAGCTGTTCATGCAAGTAAGTGCTTTCAACTAGTCAGAAGTCAAGGGGAAGAGGTCTTGTCTGCAGCCCGATTTCCTATGTCGTTCAGGAGCCTGATCAAGTCTTCAAAACGTTGCTTTCTCATCCTGTCGAGTTCATCGGAAGAAGCCACGAACTCTCTAAGATGATCCGCAATAGCTTTCATCGCCTCTCCCTCTTGGCATGTAGCACAACCATTGAGTTTTACCGTCAAAATATACTCCATCCTCCATATTGCTCGATTATTGAAGTCAAAGAGCTTGCGGAAGAGTTCGTGTTCCCGCAGAGTAGAGAACAATTGGCGTAGGTTTACATGGCGGATGGCCGTCCAGAAGGCCTCTTCGTCATCGCTCATCATGGTTTCCAACAGATGCTCTATCTTAGCCACAGCATTGCGAACTTCAGCCTCTTGCTTTAGCTCTCTTATCTTCTCGACCAATTGGCTGTATCCATCATCTTCCGCTGAGTTAGCCGACAAGGCACCTTCATCTAGTTCGAGAATATTGCTTGTTCGCTCAGCAGCCGCATCAACGCCTCTTTCGATAGTACCAAAAAAGTCTTCCGGAAGATTATCGATATACCGGCGTTCAGCGATCTCTTTCATCACCTTATATATTGATGGGTATAACCTAAGCTCATACAATCCGGCTGAAGCATATTCCAATACTTGTGATACCGCAGTCTCTAGAGTGTGTTGCTCAAGTTCCTTAAACCGCCACAGTTTCTCGAGCGACGTAGCATACTCAGGAGGGGATTCACGCTGGCTTTCTTCCAGTTCCGAGAGAAACTTCTGTCTGTTGAAGAGACCCTTGACTATTGAGTCGAAGACGCTATTGCAGTAATACCTACCCCATGAACTATCTATACCGTACTTCTCGCAGATCTCAACAATACGTGACTTATGCGGTCGCTTGTTCGGCTTCGAAAGAGCGTTATGAACCGACCATTTAAGCCACGCGCCATATGGGTCTTTGATCTCGTTTTCGTCTTCGACAGTAAGGCCACCACCGGAAAACTCTATTGCCAGAACCAATGAAATAGCCAGCAAGTATCTTAGGCGTTCTCTATACCTTGACTCATTACCTATGCATTGAAAGATGTTTCGAAAACACTCCAGCGCCAGCCCGAGATACCTAAGATTCGTTTGGCCACTCTTTGTGTAGATTCCGACTAACATATCAATATGCTCTTGCACAAACGTCATTAGCTCAGGCTTGTTGCTGCAGTGATCCGAAACGATGCTCTCAACCACTTGCCTTAGATCTGGCGAGAAAGAGACTATCCTCCGAATGACTTTTTCACGCATGCGCAAATAATTCGTTTGCCACTTGCTTTGCACTTCTTCTTCGTTTGCGATAAACACGACCTTTGCCCCATCTGGGTCAATGAACAGAGAATAGATGGTCCCAAGCAGTTCGTTAATGTCAACCGATTCTGGCATTCGTTCCAAGTCGTCCACAAACAACGCATTGCGCGACCAATTTAGCTCTTCCAGCGTCTTCTGCTTGAAGAATCCCCCTGCTCTACCAGCGGCTTTCAACATCTTCTCTGCGCGAGGAATAGCCCCGATAAGCTCGATGACTGGCTCAATGAACGCGGGGCCCAACCACTGCTGACCTGCGAAGAGCTTACTATACAAGATCTGCCTAGTCACAGTGTTAATATCCTGTATCCCGTACAAAGAGATGTAAATAGGGGTCAATCCAAGTTCTTTTGCTAGGGGAATCATTGAATTGCGAACAAAATAAGTCTTTCCAGAACCCCACCGTCCATTCAGCAAAACCGCATAATCAGTCTTTGGGGTTTCTAGATATTGCCTCAAGGTCTCTTCGCATATCATGCAAATCCACCTCGCCATCAGTTGGATAGAGTCTGAGTACTAGGTTCATCATCTTAACCCCAGAAGATGGAGCCGGGAGGATGCTTTCTATCTCTTCCATCCGTCTATATCGAGATAAGCAAAAAGCATCGAACACAACCTAAGTAAGACTTCTGCTGATTCTGAGCTGTCTTTAAGGGCAGAAACCATCTCGGTGAAGGATTCTTCATCCCGAAATCGGCTGAACACTGCGTGGAAGAACCAAATGGCGACATTCCAAAACTCGCCTTCGCGAATTCTCTTGGCTCGGGAGACATCCTCGAGGTAGGACATCATTTCCCTCATAGCAAGATAGGTCCGCTCGGCCACTGTATGGGTAACCATACCGCGCGCGTAGTAACTCGAGAGTGTCTTGAGCTCCTGAACCATACTCCGGACATCTAGATCGGGGGAGGGAATCTCCCTTGATGAACCGGTCTTCCGCAGCTCTTCATTTTCTGCCTGAAGTGCCGCGAGCTGCTCACTCAACCTGTCGATATCAGCCCGGAAACCGCTGTTCTCCTGCTCAAGCTGCTCAAGCTGGGAAAGAAGCTCAGCCTTCTCTTTGGTTAGCTCCTGGATCTTCTGGTTTTTCTTCTCGATCTCCACCATAAGCACGGCCTTTCCGGCATCCACAGGTTCAGCGCTGGGCTGATTCTCTGGTATGAGCCCCAACTCACTCAATCCCTCGTTGATCTGCTGTGAGTCTTTAATCAAGCGGGCGGCCAGTCCTTCGCGCTTCGCTGCACTCACTTAGACCGCCTCCGTTTCAACCGCCAAACCGAGGAGCTCCTTGGCGAGATCCATGAACTGCTTTGCAGCCTCACTGTTGGGATCGTACGCGCCGATCGGCTTATCATCAAACTGCGCTTCGCTTACCGCATTGAGCTTCTTGATGACGGTCTTCGCGAACGGATACTGGATCACTTCTGGGATGGTATTTATGAACTCTTTCGTGGTATTGGTGCGGTAGTCGGCCATGGTTATCACGAAGCGGTTTATCGTCAGGCGCTTGTTGATCTGGCGTACTGAACCAATAGTCTTGAGGAGCAGCTTAACTCCTTCCAGGGAGAACTTGCTGACCGCGATGGGGATGAGGCAGGAATCCGCCGCCACCAGAGCGTTGATCGTAAGTAGGCCAAGCGAAGGAGGGCAGTCGATGAAAATATAGTCGTACTTAGCGAGATGGTCCTGTGATGCGAGCAGCGAGTTAAAGAGCACAGACTCCCGGCTCATCCGCATGATGAGCTCCACCTCCGCTTCGCTAAGCGCAATCGTGGCCGGCACTACACCGAATCCGAATTTGCTGTCCACAATCGCTTCGTGGATAGGAAACCCATCGATCAAGACTTCCGTCATGGTTGCCGTAGCGATGGCTTCGGCGTTGATGCCAACACCCGTGGATGAGTTCGACTGCGGATCCATATCTAGCAGCAGTACTTTCTTGCCGAGCTTCCCAAGAGCTTCGCTTAAGTTGATAGATAGCGTTGACTTGCCGACGCCACCCTTCTGGTTCACGATCGCTATAATCTCCGGGAGCTTCGATCCCTCGGTCGATTCGTTGCTCAGGGTATGTAAGTAAGCGTTGGCATCTTCGACCCGCACCCGCCATTGAGCCCCTACCTTAGTCGCCGGTATAGTTCCGTTCGTTATCAGCTTATGGGCCGTATTGTAGTGAACCCGCAGGTATTTCGCTAAGGCAGCAACGCCGATGAGGTACTCTTCGTTTCCCATGGCCACACCTCACATTCACATTTCACATCCGTTCACACAATCACTTCTAGACACAACTGGGAAGTCCTGCAAGCAAGAAGAAAAAAGATAGGAAGATGGCGATAGGTGAGTCGCAAATGTCGGCCTCAAGATCACACTCATGATCTAAGGAGCTTTACCCTCTCTAACCAGACGTAATAGTCTTGGACAGCCAGGTTCATACACTCTCTTCGATTCCTGGACGACGTCTGCTCAGCATATCTCTTGTTGTAATACAAAGTGAAACTGTGAACAGCGGCAGCCAAACCCGAGCAACATGTCTGTAATTCATGAAGCTCCGGCGGAGCATACCCAAGTTCACCCTCTCTAGTGTACACCTCTTCGATCTTAGGTATTAGGCTGTCCATCTTGTCAAAAAGCTCACCTTCGCTGATATCCTCATTTTGGAACTGGTTATAGATGGAAATAGCCTCTTCGGCTAAGGAGATTAACTCTGCGATTATGTCTCGACTCTGCGCAGCAAAAACCTCTGCGGGGACCGCATGATTGTTCCTCAAATCTCTCAACGTCTCATAGTATGGATAGAGGGTAAAATGCAGTCCTTTATCCACAAAATCGTGTTGGTAGCATCTGTACCACCAAGTTTTGTCTTGCTGTTCATCGACCCATGTAACACGGCACAAGAAATGACCATGTATCATGTCCTCTTCGTCTCGGCCATAGTATATCCAGATAATGTTGGCGGGTTTACCCCTCCAGCGTCTCTCCGAAATCTCATTCTTATGAACCTCTTCATAAAGCAGTCTGTTCTTTATGTCAGTAGATATATCCCCAATCTCGGAAATCGAAAACGGTTCCTTAAGAATGACCTTTGCGGAATATCGTTTTGCGCTGCTAGAGTTTGTTGGTTCAACGTCATAGATAATGTACCGTTCCGTTTCTTCGAAAATCCGATTGCGACAATAACGAGTGTATTCCTCCACATCGAAGTAGACTGTACCTACCATACTTCTTCGGAAAACAGGATGCTGCTGCCTATCTGGATTCCGTTTATTCCACAGGTCAAGGTAAAGAGAAACTAATCTGCAGATATCGTTTAGCGACTTTTTTCCATGTCGCACTATATGCTTGTCTTCCAGAGCATCACACAGAAAAGCAGTAAACAAACTCATTTCTTTGCCGGGGTGCCCCCACGATAATTGGTCTGCTTTACTTGACGCCAGAACAGCATATCCTTTTCCTACAAGCTCTTCCACAGCGTGATGGATATCAAGTGAGACAGAACGATCCAAGCTAAAGTCACCGGCCATGCAGCAGTCGAGAACGATAATTTTGGTCTTAGCTCGTATTCTTTCAAGAGAACATATGATATCTTGGGCACTAACAATAGTATCACTAAACTGGAGATAGTAGCAGGCTTGGCCGCTGCCACCATGTCCTGAAAAGTACAACATGAAGATATCATCTTCGGCCACACGAGAACCCAAGTCGACCAGTTCATCAGAAAACAGCTTTGCATTAACTGTTCCCGCTTCTCCCAAGGAAGCAATGTTTTCTGGTCGTACTCTCAGGCCACTCTCCAAGGCGCGTCTCATTGCAATGATATCATTGCGGCAGAATGGCAGATTATAGTTCTTCGGCCAATAATTACTGACACCAACAAGAAAAGCCCATATTGCCATCGATCGACCCTCACGATCTTCCTTTGATAACCTCTGGTTTAGACCTGCGAAGGGTTCTACATCAACTCGAATGGTTATCGCCTCTCGCCATCATCTCACCTCGATAAGCACGTGTATCAAGTTTTCGAAGAATCCGCTTGAGTTCTCTGGCCGGGTTCTCCTTTAGCCGACATTCCCATACGCGTATTACTGTCCAGCCAAGCCTTCTGAGCTGTGTAGATACACGCCGATCCCTCCGCTTATTGCGCGCGATTTTACCAGACCAATACGCGCAATTCGACTTAGGAATATGCCCATCATGGCAGTGAGGACAGCCATGCCAAAAGCACCCATCGACAAAGACAGCTACCTTAGCTTCTGGGAAGGAGAAATCTGGTCTGCCAGGAAGGCTCGGATCATGCTCTTGCCAATGGCTATATCCAGCCTCTTCAAGCATACTTCGCAATTTTAACTCGGTACTTTTTGCCCCGACACTCCTAATGCGAGACATGACAAGTGACCGCTTTTCCTTATCAAAGACGTCCATAGTTACACAGCCAAGTCGAAAGGCAGATCGCTGATATCTCTAAGCCGTCTGCCTTCAATTAGTGTTTGCAGCATCTCATGCTGGTCACGAACACCCGGATTTGCGTGGCTCAGTTCATCAAGGGCTTCCTCAAGCTCATACAGAGCAAAATGATATACGCAGTCCAAATCGCCAGTTCCCAAGGCAAGAGATGCTATCCTCATTGGCAACGGTTCAGCCGTTACAGCAACAATATGAGGGCTGTTCCCTTTTCGATTCCGGATTAAATTCAGCGCTTCAGTTCTGGTGTTCTGTGCTCGATCAGAGCGCATCGTCCATTTACAGGATATGCTTGCGTGTAAGATCGGCACGGGATCACCAGAACGATTGACGCGCCGTAACGGTGTATGCGTAGCAATAAACGGTGTATCTCCCTCAACGCCAATATCCTCATCAGCTACGGGGATGCGGCACACCACGATGTCCGGCTTAATTATGTAGTCTGGACCCAGAGTGGCCATCAATTCTCTGCGGGTGTTGAGGATCTCGTTCAACTCGGCCAAATGCCGATACTGATCGAAATCCGATATCGAACGCTCAGTGCTAAATATCCACGGGCCTGGTCTTAGCCGGTTCAGCAACCTAAACGATCGCTCAAGATATTCCTTGGTTATGGTTCCAAAAAGGGCCCCAGCTGTTTGAGCAGATGGTGGCGTGGCGCAATGGGGGCCTCCAATCTTGCTTGCTAACCTTGCAGAGATCTGGCGGCTCGATTCACTAGACCGATCGGCTATATTGACGACACCGTCACGAACAGACAAAAGGCGTTGAGATATCTCTCTATGGTATTGCTGCCGCAAAGTGTTCATCTCGTTCAGAACCATTTCCTATATTCTCCTTTCGCTCCTGGTTAAGCGCCTGCATAATGGACTTTGCCAGAGCATTGGCAACCACAGGACACACTGCTTCCGACACCTGACGGACCTGCGCAGAGATATTCCCCTTGAGGACGTAGTCCTTAGGAAATGCCTGAAGAAGCATTGCTTCATATATGCTCAACCGCCGGTGTCCGTTTGGGTGCACATGCACTTCCCGGTGGCCGTATGCAACCGTGTACGAAGGCCGATCCCAATCGAGGATCTTAAATGACTTTCCTCCCATGCGCTTACTCAAACCATTGCTGAACTTAGGCGACCGCGGCACCAAGCACCAGTGATTAGGATGGACAGGAAATGTATCAGGATTAAGCCCTTTTGCATTGTAGACTGGTTCAGGTAGACCCCATATGACATCTCTTACCGTTTTGCGCGGCACTAATGGATCTGGAACAGGAAACCTGAACTCGATATCAGGGTACTTCTCCTTGTTAAAACCCACAACAAACACTCTTGGCCTTATCTGAGCTACTCCGAAGTCTTGTGCATCGAGTGAACCCTGAAACAGTCGAAAGCCAGCTTCTTCGAACATTGCCTCAAACTTCTTGAACTTAGCAATATGCGAAGCTGACATCAGGCCAGGAACATTCTCAAACAGAAAAAAGTCAAGCCCGACTCTTTCCCGAAGCCCAGCAACGATTCTGGCATAATGCTCTGGCAATTTATGCCTTGGATCTTCGTCAGTAGAGTATACATTAGCGTAACTAAACGATTGACAAGGAGGCCCCCCGATTACGCCGACAACATCGTATGGGCCAGCAGGCAGCGCTTCCGCAAGAATCGACTCTACACTAACCACGCTCAAATCCCGAATGCGTGCTACCGGGTTTTCGGGTCGATTGTAGTTATATGTCTCTACACAAACTGGATCGATGTCAGCTGCATAGAGGATGCTAGCGCCAACCATCTCAAACCCGAGGTCCAGCCCACCAGGCCCAGAAAACAAGCTATAGCAGCCCATCTGAATAGAATCATATCCAAGTTCATAGGTACAGCGCTTTCTGTTGCGGTGATACATCTCTAACACCTCAATTCCCTATTCGATTCATAGCCTTTCCGACCCCTTCTGGCAAGGCAGATGGTTGCTCTGTTGTAGCCATGCACGAAAGTCGCATAGACGATGTAATCGAAGACTAGTTAAGCTACGCAACCAGCCAGTTATGCTGCATACCCATCTGAATTTATTCGGGCTTAGACTGATCACCTTCAACGCGTGACTCTTTCCGTGACAACAACCACTCTATAACCCTAACGAGCGGCATCAGATCGCCGTCCTCGTTGAAGACAACTGTGACTCTCACCTATCTCTCCTCCACATTGTTCGTTTCTCGCCCCTGTTAAATAGGCAGATAGCGACTTGACGTGTCATCTGGTCTAACGTGAACATACTTCGAAGTCGTGGCCAGGGAAGCGTGTCCGAGCTGCGCCTGCACAAGATGGATGGGTGCACCGCGATCCAATGCGTGCGTCGCGTGACTATGGCGCATGAAGTGCGGGCTGACGTCTTTCTTGATTCCCGCTCGCTTCGCTGCCTCTTTGACAATAGCCCACATCCTGCACGTAGAGAGCGGATTTCCTTTCTGAGAGACCCAAACAGGATCATCAGGCTGCCAGTCTTCTGGCCTGATGTCCTCTAAAAGCTCAAGTGTCTCCTTGGTGAGCTTGATAAACCGATTCTTGCCGCCTTTACCGTGCACAGTTAGGACCCCATTATTTATGTCTTTCCAGCACATTTTATGGGCCTCTTCGACCCTGACTGCGGTGGAGTAGAGGAATCTAATCAACACCTTGTCTCGAAGCTTAGGGGTATATTCAATGAGCTTAAAGACCTCTGTCTCGGTCAGGATGCGGTTTGACAGCTCATTGGGGATCTTAACGCTTTCCAGAGCGGCACCCACGTTCGCCACAGTAAACCCGGCCCTGTATGCAAACGCGAGCAGCGACTTGACTGCAGCGAGCTTCCGCGCCTGAGTTGCCTTTGCCAACCCCTGCAGGCTGTTCAGATACTCGACCAGATCAGGAAGCGTAATCTCTTTGAGATGTTTGCCGCCGATGAAGGCCAAGAATTGCTGAATGTCATAGCGGTAGACCCTCTGCGTCTGTCTGGATTTCCGAGACAACCACAGTTCGATTATCCTGTCGTTGGATGCATTCAGCCTCGGCTGAAGATACATCGCGATACCCTGCTGGAGTTCGATTGCCACGATTATCGCCTCCGATAAAACGAAAGAAAACTGTTGTTATCTTTCGTTTTTTTCCTCCAAATCCCTGCCACAATATGGCACTTTATGCAAGTCCTCATAGACCGGTTGAGCTTAAAATTTGATCCAAGCTGAAAGAATACTCCCGCCCAACAGCTAACCGATACAGTTCTATGAAGTGTTCCCGCCCCATCGCTGGAGACCAATTACCTTCCCAATCATATTCCACACTCTCAGTCTCCCAAGGCCGTTCCTGATTCTCATTTAAATATGCGCCCGTGTAGAAATACACATTGATCAGGCCAATACTAGAATGGGAAAAATCCGGGTAAAACGAGCCATGCAGCTCGCCTTCCGGATCAACCCAATCTTTCTGCATCCATATATTTATTGCTCCACCATAGGGACAATCATAGTCCCCTCCGCGCATGACATCACGGACACTGCAATATTTCCTAATTGCTTCCCAATCATCTATATCAACGATTGCAATAGGTGTGAAGCCCTTCTTTCCTTTCAACGCCATTGAAAATCCTCCAGATATGGGAATGGGTGATAATACTCTTACTATTCTAGCGTAAGCTGATGCTTTTTGCTAAGCCATTCCTTCCATTCCTGCTCGATGTCTCTGCCCATCACATTGGCCAATGCCTGAAAGTGCTCTGGCTTGGGCGTATTAGCACCACACTCCCAGCTCTGCACGGCGCTCACTGAGACTCCCACAAGCGATGCAAAGACCATTCTAGACAAGCCCTGGTTCTTTCTGAACACCAGCAGCGGATTTTCCTCGATCCATTGTTTGACATTCTTCACGGTACAATTCTCCTTTCCGACACTTTCACTAGTAATACTACCACTAATCGTCATTCCTTACCAGCCCATATCTGCATTACCAGCACTGTCATTACATGGCATCAAAAAAAGCGGCTCTTTCGAGCCGCCAGCTCCTACTTCTCAACACCTAGGTATTCCGTCGCGATGATGTCTATGTTCTTCTGCCATTCCTGAAGCTCCCCGACCGTCATTCCCTCAGTCAGCCTGTCGTGATCCTGCACTTCATCGCCTCGAATGTCGTAGAGCAGCATCTTGAGGGTAGCGTTATCTAGGCCCAGTTTCAACCCGTACTTGTAGACCTCCATGATATCCTCTCTGGCGGCAAGCTTGTTCAAATTGACTTCACCAGAAGCCGCAGGAGCCTCGTTTTCGAGAGGGGTAAGGTGATTACCCTCTGAATTTGGAACAGCGTCATATTGGGCTTCTAAATCGCTCTCGCGAGGTTCGGCCTTCTCTTTGACCTCTCTAGCTGGGCTTTTCCCCGTCGGTTTCTTCTCTTCCTTAGGCTTCACTTCCTCAAGCTCCACCTGAGGGAGAACTATCTCCCCCGGGGCCCCCATGACAAGTTTGGCGATGATCTCGGTGAACGAGGGCCTCTCAAGCACCTTCACCTGATCGATGGGTTCATTCCGGAAGCCGTTCTTGTAGACTTCGGCGGTGAAGTTTGGCAGAAGCCGGAGGTGGATGTCTACGCGGTAGGGGAGCTTCTTATACCCCTCCAGGACGTAATCTCCCGTCCTCTTACCGTCCTCTGTGTACTCGTCCTTAATCCGGCCCGTTACCACACAGTAGTAACCCTTCTCCCGGATGAGCTTGAGCATATTGTCGATCTTCTCCCAAACACGGGCCCAAATGTAGGTTGGGTAAATCTTCTCCACCTTCGCTTCCTCTAAGTACTCAAGCTCGGCCAGGGCCTGGAGGTCGGAACCGGAATCGATCACGATGGTTCCCCCGTTGTGTTCTGGGAAGACCTTCTGAATGAGAATCTGGCGGATGTCATTGAAGGTCGTGATCTTCTTCCGATAGACCTTCTTCGTGCCGGCGAACTTCGCGGCCACGACATCAGCCCTGTTTTCTGTGTCCAGGATGAAAATGGGCTCTGGAAAAGTCATGGAAAAGTGGGTTTTGCCCACTCCCTGCATACCCTCAACGAGCACCGTGAAAGGCATCTGCCTCGGATCGGATGGTATCTCGTCCCAGTCGATCGGCACCGCCTGTTTCATCCTGACAGCCTGCTTTTGATTGGTATTGGTCATTGAAATCCCCTTTCATATCCAGCCCTCGGTCAAGGCTACACGCTAGAATGGAATGTCCGTAATCTCGGCAAGATCAAGTTCATCTGCAGCTTGAGTTTCCCCAGAGGTGATCCACTCCACATTAAGCGTCCAAGTGTCCGCGTAGATTGCTTCCACCTTCTGCCGCCAGTCGTCTCCCAGTTTGGCCAACTCATTAAGGCCCGATTTCAGAGGCCGGAGATCCATCTGGAAGCACTTAGATTTAAGCTCCGGCGGGCATATCTTATAGAGGGCCTCAACAAGCTTCCGATCCCGAATCTTAGACTGTTTCCTGAGCCTGATTTTGGCAAAGGGCGTAAGTTTCAAGGTAGCACTCTCGGCCTCCATCCGGCTTATCAAAACAGCCCGCGCTGTATCGCGGGCCATACGAGCCATCTCAAACACTTCTTCCAAGTCCTTAAGCTGCGCCACGATTTCCTCATCAGACATCGCTGCGAAATCCAGGGCTTCCCCTGTTTTCAGGTTGACTATCATCTCTATTCTCCTTTCAAGGTTCGATCACTTAGCAACGACGGCCTAAAGGGCTTCCCGGATGGCTTTGGCTATCTTCTTTGCCTGCCACTTCCAGATGCGGGAGAACTCAAGCTCTGGAATACCGCCGCCCGATGTCTCGATGATGATCTTCCCGGTGAGGATACCGCGCTTAACCCGTACAGATGCGATCCTCTCCAAGCGAATTTCGTCCTCATCTGTTTTGAGGCCGAACCAGGCACGGCGAGTGATATGCACCTTCCCATCCTTGATTTCGAGCTTGTCCGGAAGAATTGTCCTAGTAACCGACCTAGCTAAAAGCCTTGAGCCTCTGAATGTCATAGCCACAGCCATCTCGTTCATCCTTTCATATTGGTATTGGTAGTAGTATCACTACCACTACCAACATACTACCGTCAAAAGCAACTCTTGTCTGCGTCCAAATTCATCCAAATGCCGATAGGAAGCGCATTTTCACGATCTACCCCCTTTCATTTTTTCCCACCTAACAAAAAAGGCAGGACGTTTCATCCTGCCGTAAACCCTCGACTCGTATTAAGGCACGACGGCCCTGTTATCCAGCTTTCCTTGCGCTCTTCAGATAAGCCCTGAAAAGCCCCTGAGGATCGATCTTGAAGTCCATACACCCCTGAAGGCAGACATCCAAGTAGCCCTTCGAAGGCTCCGCTTCCTTCCCTTTGGTCAAGATATAGGTCATGGCCGTAAGACCATCAGGGAAGGTGATGAAGTGCTTTTCGTACCATCCCGGATATCCCTCATAGCGGTCTAGCATCTTCTCGTCAAAATCCGAGATAAGCCAGAGCCCGCCTCTTACGACCCCTTTCGGATTCCTCACTATCGTTAAGACCCGTCTGAACTGAAGCTCCCAGCCCGGAAGATCGCGCGCTCCCAAAGGCACCGCATCAGGGCACCGGTTAGACATCTGTTCCATATTAAGGTTCGATCCATAGGCAAAGTAGTATTTCACTGTTATTCCCCTTCCAAGATGATGATAAAGCCGTTCTCTTCCAAGTCATTGATGAAATTCTCGCAGGAATCCGCCCTGATCACCGCGCCGTTCCACTCTTTAAGGCGCCTTGAGACGTTTTTCATGTAAGTCCAGACATCTTCATCGACACGAAGGCGCGCCGACAAGCGGAGCATATCAACGACATCGGCAAACGTCTGGCCGGAGAAGGTTTCCCCGTCCCCGATCCACTTAATCCTGATCACAATATTCCCCCATCCCAAGAGAGGCAGGCTAAGCTACCTCTCTTCTTGATTCCTGTCCCCGGAAGTGGGTAATCCGTCCGGCAATAAACTCGATAGCACCTTTGACGAGAGAATCCATCTCGTCTCCCTTGTTATGTAAGGCGAACTCCACGGCCACAAGCCTCCAGGGATTGGTCCTCTTGTACCTCTGATCGTCGAAGGTTACTTTGAGCTTCCGAGGGGATTCTGCCCTGTTTACGATCATCTGGGTGAAGACGATCCAGTTGACGATCTTCTTCGCATTAAGTGTCCCCGAGTGCTGGCGGAACTCAACCGTTCCGTGGCGGCTCCAGCTCATAATATTCACCTTAAAGTACCTTGAATTCCAGAAATCCATGAGGCCCTCAATGGTGGTGATTCTCTCGAACTGATCAAGCCTTCTTTCTAGCACGGAGCGGTTGCTCATACAGTAAGGGTTCCCAGACCCCCTCCGGCTCTTAGGAAGCGACTCGTCGATTGTAAGCTCCATCCTGGCATAGAGGCGGTAAACGTTCTTCCATTCATTTACCGTCCATGTCCCGGCATCGTGGTGGACATGAAGCCCACAGGTTTCATCAACCGTAGCCCCATTCTCCTTCAGGATTTTAACGGCCTTCTCGATAAGCTCAAGGCCCTGGATACCCTTCAGAGGAGGGCTCACAAGCTCCCATCCGCAGCGGTGCTTCGTGTTCCTCACGGAAGCATCGTAGACGATCTTCCAGGTGGACCTGCGCTGGTGGTTATACCCTTCATAGGCCGTTACGAGGCCCGCATCGGTAAGTTTCCTTGCGAGCATCAT